TATTCGATGGACAAACTGTTAATGGAATGTTAATAACAGAAAGTGGTATATTAGCAGCTGCACATCTTGGAGGACAGGGTTCTGTAAAACGATACTTTAAAAATGGAAAAGTTTTTAGAGATGGTAATGGAACAAAAATCACATCGTATATGAAACAATTTAGTGGATACGATATTAAATTAAAACCAAATTCATGATAGAATTATTAACTACCTATAATATTATTATAGGAATTTCAGTAGTCATAAATATACTACTACTAATAGGAGTTCGAAACCTATTAAAACAAAACGAACAACTCGAAGATAGATTAGTTAAAACTACTAATGATACCATACAGTCTGTTGGAACTGCTCTCGATAAAATGAGAGAACTTGATAATAGAGAAGTATTTGAAAAGGATGATGAAGTAGGAGTAACCTTCTTAGAATTAAAAAAAATTGTTGAAACCTTAAATAGAGAATTATAATATGCCAAGACCTAGAAGAAAAAAATCCAAGATATACTTTGGAACACCTGCTCAAGAAGCTATAGTAGAATATAATAACTCAACTGACCCTATTGAAAGGTCTAAAATATATGAAGAAAGAATCAAATATCCATTCGAAAAACTTGCAGAAAATGTTCTTAATACATTCAAGTTTACTTATTTCGATGTACCGAAAAAAGATGTCCAAACAGAAGTAGTTTCTACAATGGTAGAAAAAATACATATGTTCAAAGAGGGAAAGGGTAGAGCGTTTTCTTACTTCACTATTATTGCAAAGAACCATTTGATTTTAAAGAATAATGGTAACTACAAAAGATGGAAACAGAATAATCTTCTTTCACAAATGCCAGAAACATGGAATCCTGAAAATGATTTTAATGAAGTTGAAGAAAATAATGAATTTAAGGAATTCAAGCAGATGATGTTAACTTATTGGGATAATAATTTAAATTCAGTATTTACAAAGAAAAGAGATTTACAAATAGCAGATGCCATATTAGAATTATTTAGAAGAAGTGAACATATAGAAAACTTTAACAAAAAACATTTATATCTACTTATCAGAGAAATGACTGATTGTAAAACTCATTATATTACTAAAGTTGTAAATGTAATGAAAAAGCATCAGAAAAAAATGTTAAACGATTATTTACATCATGGAGAATTGATTGTTGATAAGAAAGAAACATTTTGGGAAGATGATAGATATATAGATACTGATTATTTATAGGAATGAAAATAAAATATGTTATAGGAATAAGTTGTGGATATCACGATTCAGCTGCCTCTTTGGTTAAAGATGGTAAAGTTATCGCTGCTTGTGAGGAAGAAAGATTCACAGGTATAAAACACGATTCTTCATTTCCACATAATACCTTAAATTGGTTTTTTGATAAATTTAGTATTTCCAAAGAAGATATATCTGAAATATGTTTTTATGAAAACCCAATAACAAAATTAGACAGAATTACAGAATCTACAAAAAGAGGTGGTATTTGGCAATATTTTAATAGAAAAAAAATAATAAACAGAAATACCGAATCTTATAATTTATTAAATCAAAATATAGATAAGTATAGAGGTAAAAATACTAAGGTTATTTTTGGTAATCATCACGATTCTCACCTATCATATACCTACTATACTTCTCCATTTAAAACATCAGCTATATTATCAGTAGATGGTGTTGGTGAGTGGAAAACAACTTCTTTATCTTATGGTGATAAGAATAAAATAAAAGAATTACAAAGTATAGATTTCCCACATTCATTGGGAATGTTTTATTCTTCATTTACTGCTTTCTTAGGATTCAAACCAAACGAGGGTGAGTATAAAGTTATGGGATTAGCTCCATATGGTAATCCTGAAAAATATAATTTAAAATTTGAAGATATAATTTATTCTACTAAAGATGGTGGATATGAATTAAATATGGATTATTTTGAATATGATTGGTCTGATGACCATATGTTTAATGAAAAACTATCAGAACATTTAGGTATATCAAATAGATTACCAGAAGAAGAACTAACACAAGATTATAAAGATTTAGCTGCATCGGTACAATTTCAATATGAAAAATATTTCTTTAAATTATTAAACAGATTATACAGAATAACAGAAACACCGAACTTATGTTTGAGTGGTGGATGTGCTTATAATGGAACTGCAAATGGTAAGATAAAAGAAAAAACAAAGTTTCAAAATATTTGGATACCACCAGCTCCATCGGATGCTGGTTCTTCAATTGGGGTAGCTCTCGAAAGTTTTTATAAAGGTATTGATATTGATAGACATGATAATACTAATCCATATTTAGGTCCTGATTATAGTAAACAAGATATGTTAAAAGCACTTAATGATTATCACTTAGATGTTTACTATGAATGGAAACCAAGTGATATACTAATACCTTACACTGCTGAACTTATATCTGAGAATAATATTATAGGATGGTTTCAAGGGAGAATGGAATTTGGAGCTAGAGCATTGGGAAGTCGTTGTATATTTGCAAATCCATGTGACCCTCAAATGAAATCTCGATTAAATAAAGTAATTAAAAAAAGAGAAGGATTTAGACCTTTTGCTCCTATATGTAAACGAGAAGCATTAACTACTTATTTTGAATATGATTCTGATATACCATATATGAATCAAGTAGTAAAGGTAGTTGATAGATTTATAAATAAATTACCATCTATAACTCATGTAGATAAATCATCAAGAGTTCAGACTCTAACAAATACAAGAGCTAGATATGTTTATCAAATACTCGGTGAACTAGAAAAACTAATTGGATTTCCAATTGTTATTAATACTTCATTTAATTTAAAAGACCAAACAATGGTTCTCACACCAGAAGATGCAATTAAAACATTTTTAAATTGTGAGATGGATGTGTTGATACTTGGTTCTTATGTAGTTCGTAAAAAGATACGTTAACTGTAAAACTCTCTATTTATTACTAAGAACTCTGGTCGTATAATAAAGTGGCTAGAATAGAAACCCAACGAATTTCGGTTGGGTTTTTTTGTACATAAATATATAAACCCCCAATATACCTCTCTAATTGATGTTTCAATATATATCATAATTTTTTACCAAGTATATATCATAGTTATTTGTGGATATCCCTAGTTTTGCAAGATGGAAAAGTTATTCACATTTAATTAAAACAAAAGGAGAAACATATGGAATTTTTGAAAAAAATAGGCTCTTGGGCTGACGAATTAACAAAAATCGGTATTAGTATCATTGCTCTAGGAGTAGTATTTGAAGTACTCTTCAAAGGAGCGGACATCCCATTTTGGCCAGAAGTATCAGTAGTTGATAATATTATGGCTATTTTAGGAAGTTTGAGTGCTGAAGGTCTATTAGGACTAGTTGGTGCCTTTGTACTTTACCACATTATTAAAAAGTAAGAATTATATTAATTCTTCAACGCGTTAAAAGATTAAACCTCACCCTAAAAAGTGAGGTTTTTTCGTTTACTATATTTATATACAACTAATATGGTATAATCATGAGTACAGATTTTGAATTATTTCCTGGTAAAAACCTTAGTGGATTGTTTAAAGATATCTATGATAATCAACAAAACAAGAAACAAAGAATCTCTGAGCTAATTGCTGAAATGAAAAAGGTAATTAGGCATGCTGGGGATATGGCAGTAATTGGGCCAATCATAAAAGATTTAGTTGATACATCAGTTAAGAACGATGATTCACTAATCAAGATGGCAGCAATTGCACAAAGAATAATTGGAGCACAACATAAAGCTGAAGGGGATACTGGCTTTTTATCCGATGAAGAAAAGGAACAATTATTAAAACAATTAGATGAAACTATTTCACAAGTAGCAGATGAGCAAGATGTGAAAGTTGATGAACTCACTAATGAAGTAGAAGAACTTAAACAAAAGGTAAAACTTAATGAGCCAGAGAATATCTAAACAAACACTTGCATCTTCTGCAAACTATTCTAAGGGAGTTAGTTCAATAGATACCGCTGTTGTAGTTGGTGTGATATTAGATGAAACACATCCAAGACTAAGAGATACGGTAGAAGATAGACATAGTGAAGTTTTTAGTGGTGATAAGAATTTATTTAATGTTGGGTGTGTTATTGCAAGGCGTTTGAGTGATAAAGTAACGGCTGAAGAAAAACTACCAATTTACTATCCACAAAATTCAACCAACTTAGATTTACCTATTGTTGGTGAAACAATAGAAATTGTAGGTAGATATTATAGAAGAATACCTGTTAAGTTTTTAAACCAAGGTAGTGCATCTAAAAATGCAGGAAAAAAACAATTTGATGGTTATGATGAAAGTAGTGGTAATAAAGCATCCTCATATTCAAGTGTATCACAAACAGGTACTGCTCAATCAACATCTAATTCAAAAACAGAAGCAAAGTATGGTGATTATTTTGAAATTAATAATGTAAATAGATTAAAACTATACGAAGGAGATAATTTATTTCAATCTCGTTTTGGGCAATCAATTCGTTTTAGTGGATATAATAACTCGGATAATATTCTATCCCCAACTATTATAATCAGAAACAGACAAGATTCTAAATCTTTAAATGATTTAAAGATAGGAGATATCACAGAAGAAAATATTATAGATGATGGTTCAACAATTGCAATAACAAGTGGAGAATACTTATCAGATTTTACACCTGGAACAACAGATACTCCATTAGAAACAACTCCTGAAGTATTTGATGATTATCCAAGTGAACTTAAAGGAGACCAAATATTAATTAATAGTGGTAGAATTATATTATCATCCAAAGAATCTGAAATGATTTTCTTTTCTAAAGGTAATTATGGGTTTGTTTCTGATGGTAAATTTAGTATTGATAATGGTAATGATGGGGCATCTATGAATTTTAATGGAGATGTTAGAATTACTACCAATGATAATAATACTTTTATTCTTGGAGGAGCTGGAGAAATATATCTTAATACAGAAGAAACAACAGAACCAATTGCAAGAGGACAAACTTTAATTGATTTATTAGAAGAACTAATTAATGCAATAAATAAACAAGTATTCTCAACTCCATCAGGACCAACTGCAGTAGGGCCAAATAACAAAGGTGATTTTAACAAAATAAAATCTAAGTTAGATACTATACTTTCTACACTTAATTATACGGAGTAGTTATGTCTTGGAAGATATTTAAAAATAATATGTCTCTTTATATGAAGAATCAAGGAGGTATAAAATCTTCAGATGATTTTGCAGAGAAACTAACTAACGAATATGATATGTGTGTTAGAAGAGGACTTCAAACCGCAAATCAAGTACCAATCATGACACCCAATAAACCACTAATGCTTACATTGGTTAAAATTGCTTGTAAAATTAGTTTATCAAAAAAAAGTGGGTTACATACATTTATAGATGATATAGGAAAAGGAGTATTGGGATATTGGACAGGAGCAACATTATCAAATACACCACCAATTATTCCAGCAATGGGAGCATTTCAAAATCTTTATACTATAACTGGATTTACAACTGTACCTGGAACTTGGGCACCGGTAGGGCCATTGATGCCAACTGATAATACTAATCTTTTTTTAGATAGATTAGTTGCTAGTTTACAAATACATTCTACTACAATACAAGGAATGTATATAACAATTTCACTATATCCTGGGTTTCCACTAGTTCCACCAGCACCTGGAGTACTATTTTGGACAGGTTGGACAATACCATAAAATTAAAGAAGATATATTTATATTAAGAACAATAGATTTTAAAATGAACAACAAACAATTAATAAAAGTAATAAAGACTCTTGTTGAGGTAGAAACTGCCAAACAACAAGAACGTTTTTTATCTAAAACTTTTCCAAAGATATTGGAAGAGGAAGTAAATAAAAGATTAGCAGAGGTGAAGGGAGGTGTAGTCAGCGTTCCCTCTCCGCAGGTAGTTCAAGAGGATGTAATAGACCCATTTGAACAAGCAGAACTTGCACTTGAGGAACAAAGACAAACACCAACAAAAAAACTTTCAAACAATCCTATATTGAATGAAGTTTTAAATAATACAAAGCCTTTTTCAAAAGAACAAAGAAGCTCAACACCAGGTGGAGGTAAATCAGTATTAGATAATCTACCACAACAACAACCAATCCAAGAGAGTATGGATAAAACTGTTGAGTTTACTTCTTTAGGAGCTGGAGCTGGAGTTGGAGGATTAAAAACTCAGATGGCTCATAAAATGGGATATGGTGATGTTGCAACAAAACCAAATAAAACAGGACTTGGTGTACGAACAGGATTACCTGGTCTTGATAAAATATTAAATAGAGATAATTCTACACTTGTAAAGAAATTTAAAACAAGGTAAGGGGTAAAAAATGGCATTTATATTAGATAAAAAAGTAGTAAAGGATACAAAATCATTTAATGATTTTGCATATGGAATTACTTTGCCTGTAAAAAATGGAAATACTGGTTTCTTTGAATCAGCCTTTTCATCATACGAGCAAGCAAAATCTAATTTAAAAAATTTACTATTAACTAAAAAAGGTGAAAGAGTAATGCAACCAAACTTCGGAACAGGATTATCATCATTACTATTTGAACAAATGGATGATAGTTTTGAAGAAAGGTTAAAAGAAACTATTACTAATAGTGTTAACTTTTGGTTACCTTATATATCAATTGAAGAAATTGATGTAAATATGACAGATGAGATGAAAGATAAAAACACAGCAGAACTTAAATTATCATTCACAGTAGGTAATCAAATAGAAACACAAGAAGTAACATTCACAGTAGAGGGGTAACGTATGGCATTAAATTCAGCAAACTTTAAAAGTAATAATGGTAGGGATATAAAGTATCTCAATAAAGATTTTTCTCAATTCAGAAATAATATTATTGAGTATGCTAAATCATACTTCCCAAAAACTTATTCTGATTTTAACGAATCTTCACCTGGTATGATGTTCATTGAAATGGCATCTTTTATTGGAGATTCTCTATCTTACTATACAGATGACACATTGAAAGAATCAATGATGTTATATGCTCAAGATGAAGAAAATGTATTAGCATTAGCAAAATACCTAGGATATCAACCAAAGGTAACATATCCTGCACTAACTAAATTATCTATATATCAACTTGTACCATCTAAATCTATTGGTGAGGGTAAAGTTGAACCTGATTACTCATATGCGTTAAGAATAAAACAAGGAATGGTAATCGAATCAAAAGAAGGAGTAACATTTAGAACAAGTGAAGCTATAGATTTCAATGATGATAGTGAAAGAGAAGTTAGTGTGTATCGAAGAGTTGATGGTACTAATGAGCCGGCTCAATATCTAATCAAGAAAAAAGTTAATGCAATATCTGCTAGAATCAAAGAAGTTGAAGTACAATTCGGTTCAGCTCAAGATTTTTCAAAAATACAAATTGCAGATAAAAATGTAATAGATATATTTGATGTACGAGATTCTAATGGAAACAAATGGTATCAAGTTCCTTATTTGGCACAAGAGATGGTTTATGTTGATTACCCAAATACAGAACAATATGATAAAGATTTAAAACAACATTCTGCTTCAGTACCAAGTGTTTTAAAATTATTAAAAACTTCAAGAAGGTTTACAACACAAGTAAATGCAGATAATACAACTACAATTATATTTGGTGGAGGTACTGCAACAAACGATGAAACACTAATACCAAATTTTAAAAATGTTGGGTTAGGGTTACAATCATCAATAGATAAATTAGGAGCTTCATTTGACCCAGCTAATTTCTTAAAAACTAAATCATATGGTCAAGCACCTTCAAATACAACACTAACAGTTAGATACTTAATTGGAGGAGGAGTTGAATCGAATGTAAAAAAAGGAGATTTAACTAGTATTACACAAATTCAATATGATGATGATTCTACATTGTTTACACCAACTGAACTAAAACTATATAATAAAGGTAAACAATCAGTTGCTGTAGAAAACGAAGTACCTGCTACAGGTGGTAGAGGTGCAGAAACGATTGAAGAAATTAGAGAAAACTCACTTGCAAACTTTGGTTCACAAAACAGAGCAGTAACAAGAAAAGATTATCAAGTAAGAGCACTTTCTATGCCAGCTAAATTTGGTGGAATTGCAAAAGCATATTGTGCACCAGATGGAGAACTTGATAATAACTCACCAACATCAATATTATCTAATCCTGATTCATTGGAAGAGTTTACAAGTTTAGTAACAGGACTTGGAGAAAGAAAGTTATCTCAACAAGAAATAAAAAATGAAGTAAAAAAGTTTTTATCTAGTAAAACAAATAATCAAACTGAAAAAAACAATCCATTTGCAATTAACTTATATATTCTTGGATATAATTCTAATAAGAATTTGGAAAGATTAACAAGTAATACTGCAATCAAACAAAACTTAAAAACATATCTAGGAGAATACAGAATGTTAACCGATGGTGTTAATATTATAGATGGTTATATAATCAACATAGGTGTTGATTTTGAAATTAGAGTTTATGGTGGATATAACAAAAGAGAAGTTCTTACTAAGTGTATAGGTGAACTTAAAGAATATTTTAATATCGATAATTGGACTTTCAATATGGCAATTAATATATCTGAAATAGAATTATTATTGGCAGGAGTAGAGGGAGTACAATCAGTACCTAAATGTGAAATTACTAATAAATGTAATGGAAGTTACTCTACAAATTCATATAATATATCACAAGCAACAAAAGGTAAGATGGTATATCCATCAGTAGACCCTTCTGTGTTTGAGATTAAATTTCCAAACAAGGATATAAAAGGGAGGGTTGTATAATGTATTATTTCGTAACAGCATCAAAAGATTCAACAATTTATTTACAACAACCTACTCAAAATACAGGTAGGGATGAGATATTAGAAATATCTAAAACTTATTATGGTAACTTAAAAGATGTAGCTCATACGTTAATTAAAATAGATACCACTCCATTATCTGCTTCTATTGCAAGTGGTGAAGTAACAATGAGTTCGGCTCATTTAATACTTAACGAAAGCGAAGGAAGTGAAATTCCTACTGATTATACAATTTATGCATATCCTATTTCTCAATCTTGGGATGTGGGAATCGGAACACGATTTGATGATATATCAACTGATGGATGTAGTTGGAACAAAAGAACAACAACTACTAATTGGTTAGGAAATGGATTTGCAAGTGGAACGACTGGTTCGTTTAATGGAAAGGGAGGAACTTGGTACACAGGCTCATCATCATCTCAAGAGTTTTCATATTCAACAAGTGATATTAGTATGAATGTATTACCTTCGATTACTTCTTGGATTGCTGGTACTATACCAAATCAAGGTTGGATTCTAAAACACGATTCGGTTAAAGAAAATGATACAGTTGATTATGGCCAATTAAAATTCTTTTCAAAAGAAACAAATACTATATACCAACCTAAGTTACGAATTGGTTGGGATGATTCATCATTTATAACTGGTTCTCTTAGTGCATTAACTGCCGATGATATTCATGTAACATTTAAAAGACTAAAAACAGTATATAAAAGAGGAAGTAAACCTACAATTAGAGTTTTTGGAAGAGAGAAATATCCTCTTAAAACCTACACCAACGAGTATGCTTATACTGATGTAAAGTATTTACCATCAACCACTTATTATCAAATTAAAGATATAGTAACAGGTGAAGTAGTAGTACCATTTAACGATAACTATACAAAGGTTAGTTGTGATGCAATCGGTAACTATTTTAAATTAAATTTAAATAACTTTGAATATAATAGAGATTACTATATTGAAATAAAAACTGTAAGAAGTGGAGTGGTAGAATATTTTAGTGATAAAGATTTAACATTTACAGTAGAAAAGTAAAGAGATGGCTTTAAAGGATAAATTTAGAATTGATGAACTTGTCAAAAAGGGTTCAAAGGCAGTTCGTAGAGATACGAAAGGACATATTCTTGTCAATAAAATAGATGGTAAAGAAATCAGACCTGATGAAAAGAAAAAAGAAGTTCCATTTGGAACTAAGCCGATAAAAAAATCCAAACCAATATCCCCTAAGTTAAAAGAAGAATTAAACGAACAGCAAATTCCTATAAAAGTAGAGCAAGAATCATATGGAGGAGAAACATCAGCTGATTTAGTAAAACCTAAATATAATGAAGAGGAATTAAAAAAGGCAATTGATGTAAAGGTAGATGAGTTAATAAAAAAACGTAAATTAAATAAAAAAGATTATATCTTAAAATCAAGATATGATAATTTACAAGAAAAATATGATGCAGCTCAAGATGAAATACGAGAATTAAATTTACAAATATCAACATTAGAATCTGAAATAGAAAGCCTTAAATCTCAATTAGATTTGGCATTAGAAGAATTGGATTCTGCGAAATTACAACAATCTGCGGCAGAAAATGAAGCAGCTCAAACAAATGCAAGATATTCAGATTTACTTGGAGATTTTTCAACTGCAATTATAAAAGGTACGAAAGAGGGTATTGAAAGAGTTTCTTTGGCTGCACAAGTTAGAGGTTTACAAGCTCAAAAATATACCTTGAAGGAATTACTTGAAGCTCAAAAAGGAATAGTAGAAAGTTTACAAGCGGCAGAAGCGGCTGAAGAGGCACAACAAGAAGAAACTGCTATATTACGTTCATTAAGTGGACCTCCTAATTCATATAAACAAGAAGGTGATTATGCGTGGAAGATACCAGAAAATAATGTTAGAGACCAAGAAAAACTTGATGACGGAAGAACATTCTACTTTAGGTCAAATAGAAAAAGTTGTGGTTGGGCGAATGGTAATGATTTAGAACTTTTCAACTTCAATGATGAAAAAGAAGTATCATATTCTTTTACTGTTGTAGCTGATGCCGGTGGACATGATGACCCATGGATTGGTTTTAGTAAAATGTCAGGAACAATACCAGCAAGAAGTGGTAGTACTCCTGGTAAAGTAACATTAACTGCAACTAAAGTTAGAAATGTATCTTCACCAAAAGGAAGAAGAAAAAAATTCAATGATAAAATTACTCTAAAGATAGATGGAACAACGTTTGATATGTTAGGAAGATTTTATAGAAAATTAAGAAGTGGTGGAAAAGGTAATTAATAAATTATGGCAATAAAAGATTTTAAAAATATTGTAGATAGGAAAGGATACTTAGTTGATTCCGAAGATAGAAAGGTATTTGAAAAAGAAATATCTAAATCTAACTTTGGGTTGGGGTGTGCTGATGTAATTGAATTTATACTATATGATATAAACAATAATCAATTGCCACAAGGTGATACTGGTAAGTTAGTAAGATACATATATTTAGATGATGAAAAATCAAAAGAATATTTTTTAACTTTACCAACTAATTCTTTTACTAAGAATACAAAAGATTCACAAGAATTCGTAGTTGACTTAGAAAGATTAATTAAAGATGCTGGATATTCAAATGGTAGTTTTAAAACACAAATAACTTTATTAAACAGAAGAGTTGGTACTGAGGAAGTTGAATCTAATAAAATGTGGATACATGAAATTTCACCATCGAGAACAGAAGTTAGAATTTTACCAATTAGAAGAGATTCATTAAATGAGGATTTAGAAAAAAGATATTCTATTTTTACCAATGAATCTTCATTTAGAGATGATGTAATTTATACTATACAAGAATATGTTGATTCATGTAGTGTAGAAAAAATAAAACAATATATTTTACTATCTAAAGGAAAAGAAACAGATGGTACAAAATATATTAACTTAATTAAGAAAGAATTTAAAATATCTAACTTTGATGAATTTGTATTAAAAGTAAAAGATAAATGGATTGAATCTCTTAAGTATTTTGTACAAGGATTAAATTGGAGTATTAGTTCAACTAACTATGGAAAGCCTTCTGAAGAAAAATTAGATTGTGTTGAATTATCAGTAGATGAAATAAAAAGAATTGCAGAAACTGCATTAATAAATTCTTTAGAATATTATTTACCAAAACGAGATATACAGAAAGATAATATTCTTTCTAAAGAAGAACAGATAACAATAGATGCTTTAAAAAATATATTAAAATCAAGTACATCTAATTCTATATATTCTGCAACAGAACCAGATTCAATTGATGCTGAAGTAAAAGGATGTACAGACCCATCTGCAGAAAACTTTAATCCATCTGCCAATACAGAAGATGGTTCATGTAGATATAAAGAAGAAGAGCCTGTTATATTAGGATGTACAGACCCATCTGCAATAAATTATAATAGTCTGGCTACCGAAAGTGATGGTAGTTGTAGATATGAAGAAATTATTCAGAGTGTAACTAAAACTTATTATGTTTGGTCTTCTACCGCTAGTATAAAGTGGAAATTAAATGGAGTAAGTGCAGGTACACAATCAGGAGTAGAATTTGATTCATTTGAAATTACACACGATGTAGGACAAATAAAATTTGGACTAAATGATGATGTTAGAGAAGTTCCAAAAATAAGAGAAATAGATACTTCTCCTTCTTTAGTAGAATATAGTATAACCAATATAAGTAATTCAGGAGAAAGTTCATTTATCAGACCTAACCTCATAGAGAATCAATCTTTTAGAGGACAGGGTTCTTCAGAATATGGATATACTAGTTTGATATCAAATTTTGAACTAGCATCTGGTCGAGGAGGAACAGGCCAAACAATAACTTCAACATATAAAAATCAAGTAGGACAACTTGTACAGTTTCCTGCACTTTTACCTGGCGATAGTATTATAGTTTGTGCTCAAGAAGGAACAGTAACACAAATATCAGGATTAAAAATAACAAGAAGGGGTGTATGTGGAAGTACATCATCACCTAATACAACATCAACTAATACCACTAATAGTAGTGGAGGTGGAGGTGGTGGTAGAAATATACCAACTCCTGGTCAAGATGATGTAGTAATAGATAGAGAAAATTTAAACATAGAACAATACAGATAAAAAGTAGGGTAGGATATTTATAAACATGGCGATTAAAAGGAAAATATTTCAGTTCGATGAACAATATAATCCAAATTCAGATTTAGGATTTGGAGGACAAAATGATATTGTCGATGATGTTCTGTCTGATAATTTAGATTCTGGTGGAGGTGGTGGAGTAGGTTCTCCTACTAAAGATATTCCTATTATTAGTGGGTGTATGGATAGAACTGCGATTAACTACAATCCACGAGCAACTACTGCTAATAATTCTGTATGTAAATATGAACCGCCAATAAAAACCCAAAATGCAACTATATTATTAAGTACATCTTCTAATAAAAAAGGATTTGATGTTCTTTTTAATTCAAAAAATACAGAATTTAATTCTTCATCTAAAAAAATATCCTTAAATGCAAAAGAATGTATTAAACCAGTAATAGTTACTGTAAAAAGAGGTGAACAAATATCAGATGATTCATATAGAATTACTTCTAAATTAAATAGTATAGTTAAAGAAATAAAACCACTAGTACCTGAAGATGTTCAACTAGACTATGTTCCTATTACTAAAGATTATTTAAAGTTTGACCAAATAAAACCACAATTTAATACTAATTTTAGATTTGATGGGCGTGAAGAACTTGCAGTTAGAGGAGATGATTTATTTCTTGGATTTACAAAACCATTTATAAAACCACAACCAAAACCACTACCAAGATTTTCATTTGGTAGTACTAAGTTTAGTTTTTACGAATTTTTAATAGAAAAAAGAATAGATGGTAGGTGGGTTGAACAACCATCAACCAAACCAGTTGAAAATCTAGTTGTTTCACAAAAAGTATTTGCTGCTAATTTAGATTTTCAATTTAAAAATGTAGTTGTAATACCTGACCCAACACCTATTGATATAGAAATGGAAGCAGATATTGCATTCAATGGTCTTGTTGGTTTTAGAACCTCTTGGGGAACTGAAGGTCTTCTTGAAGAAGATGATTTACTAAAATTAAGACAACCTGGTACTGATGGGTTTGAAAATGCAACTTCTTATATTGAATTATTTCATAAAGGAGATGTAACAAAACATAGAATATCATATACTATAACTTATCCTGATAGAAAAGACGCTAGAACTTTAACAACATACGATACTAAGATACCACTAACTTCTGGTTTAACTAAAGTATTTATAGAATCAAAACCAATCGTAGATGTAGCTCAAGATGGTACTCCACTTATTAAAGTTGATTTAACTAATCTTAAATATAATATTGCGGCTGGTATTAGCTTAAAAGTTCCATACTCAACGGCATATGCTGATTATGTTGGATTTACTTTAGGAAAAACAGAAAGAAGAATCGATAAATCAGGTTCGGTTGTTTTAAATAAAGAAGATTTTATAAATGGATTGGGATTATATGAACTATATCTACAACCTATATCTGAAAAGGGTGGAACTGGTGAATATGCTAAAATTACAATAAATGTATTTAGTGAAGAAGTATTAGAAGGACCAGATATTACAAATATTAACTACCCACAAAATATAAAGGGAGCTGATTTTAAAGAATATGATGTTCCTTTCAAAATATCTTGGCAATCAGTAAACACTAACTTTGTTAAGATTTATATTGATAAAAAAGAAGATTCAAACTTATTAGGACAATTTGAACCATCAGGAATAGCAGAGTTTAAGGTAGGTGATGTATTAAATAAATTAAAAAATAAACCACAAGAGAATATAGATAAAGTACAATTCAGTTTAGTACTTATTCCAACTAACCTTGAAGGTAATGAAGTAACAGAAGGTAAGTATGAAAAAATAAATATTACTTTTGATAAAGGAGACTTAAAACTTAGAAGAGGTACATTGATTGCTGATTTAAGAAAAGCCTTTTTAGCTGATGTAGATGTTGATTCCCTTAAATCAGATGAATCTAAATTCTTAACTCATTACTTACATTTAGGAAATGGTAATAATGAACTAGTTTCAACTTGGGGAATTGATGAAGAAACTTTTTCTAAATACGAATATCAGGAAGATATTAATAAAGATGTTAAGGTATCAACAGAAAAAACAGTAGTATTAAAATTATATGAACCATTAGATAAAACAGTTAATGTAAATGATTCTATTTGGCTTTCTAAAATACAATCTATACCAATTATAGACCAGATTACTATTGTAGATAATTCTATACAAGTATGTAATCCACTTACTCCTAATTTTGATTTAGATGTAAGTGATGATATTGGATATCAAATTCTTGATGATTTAATTACAAGTGGTTCAACTACATCTAGTGATTTGGTTAATCAATTTGTATCTTCTTCTAACTTTACACAAGATAAACTTGATATTTCATTTGTATCTAGTTCAACAGACCTTTTTGAAGAGTACTCTGGTTCAGGAAATATAATCAAAGAAACAGGAATACAAGAATATAATTGGAAAGATTTTGTAAAATACTCATCTGCTGAGGAAAGAGTAGAAAACTTTGTTTATAAAGTAAAATTAATTCAAAATTATGAATATAGATATAATCAACTAACATCAGGTTCAGGTATTGCAGGATGGACAGGTTCGTTATCTGTATTAAATGAAGCAAATTCTCAATTAAATAAAATAAATGAAACAAAAAGAGGATTTGATTCATTTGAAAAATTCTTATTCACTTCATCATCTGAGTTTACAACAAATGATGCAAATTCATGGACATATCCTTTTAATGTAAATGGAACTGCAATAACATCTAGTGATGCTATAGTAACAAGTTGGTACGATAGTGCGGTTATTAGTGCACATGAATTTGATAAACAGAATACATCACGATTGAGTTATAACCTACCTGCTCATGTTACTGATGATTTTAAAAATAGTGAATATGTTCTTTTCTTTGATATGATTGGACAACACTTTGATACAATATGGACTTATATCAGAGGAGTATCTCAATCTAAAAAAACAGAACACAAAAAAGAAATTGGTATATCAAGTGAACTTGTATATCATATGTTGGAATCTCTTGGTTGGGATGCTGATATGGGAGTACAATCACAATTCTTGTGGGAATATGCATTTGGTAAACATTCAGATGGTACAACAGTATCATCAATGAGTGGTAAGGATAGACAAAATGAAGTATGGAGAAGATTACTAAATAACTTACCTTACTTATATAAAAATAAAGGTACTAAAAGAGCTGTACATGCTGCATTAAGTTGTTATGGAGTACCAGCATCCTTATTAACAATAATGGAATTTGGTGGGCCAAAAGACCCAACTCAAAGTGGTACAAGTAAATTTACATTTGAAGATAGAACGGCATCAATAAACTTAAGTGGAGCAGCTGCTATAACTGTACCATGGAAACAATATAGTGGTAATTCACAATTTCCAAATACAGTAGAATTTAGAATTAGTACAACAACAAAACAAAACCAGCAAATAATAAGTGGTTCACAATGGTCAGTTAATATTCTTAAAGATACTGGTTCACTTGCCAAAGCACAACTTATTGTGGGTAGTGCTTCTAGTTCTACTGATACATTCCCATTATTCAATGGAGATTATGTAAACCTTGCAATAACAAGAACATCTGGTAGTACTGGGGGAGATTCATTTAACTTATATGTTAAAGAAGGATTCCAAGAAAGATTGAGAACAGATTTAAGTACAACACTTAACTCTACAAAAGCGTGGACAAGTGGTAGTGAAATAAAAATTGGTTCAACTTCTTTTAATGGCAACTTTGATGAATTTAGATTATGGAAAACTCCATTATCTTCATCGAGAATTGATAATCATGCTTTATTACCTGATGCAATTGATGGTAATCATGTATCATCATCTACTGAAGATTTGATATTTAGAAATGATTTTGAATATCCAAAAAACAGACACACAAGTGGAGATGTTGATATAAAAAATGTTTCTTTAATAAGAACATATGCAACATCATCGGTTGCAAGTGGATTTACTAATCAAGCATCGTATCCTTATCAATACACTCCATATGATAGAGATGTAACCGCTACTGTTCCATCAAGTGGATTTAGTGTTGGAAATAAAGTTAGATTTGAAACACAAACATTAGTATCTGATTTAAATTACAAAACTAGAGCAACTAAGAAATCATTTGACCAAGCACCAATAGATTCAAATAAACTAGGATTCTTCTTTTCTCCAACAAAAGAAATAAATATGGATATATTGCGTTCACTTGGTGATTTCAATATTGATAACTATATTGGAGACCCACGAGATGAATACTTGGGTGAATATAAAAAATTAAAAGATTTAAGAAATTATTATTTTGATAGATACTCACTAAACATTTATGAGTATATACAACTTGTAAGATATATTGATAAATCATTATTCGATGTATTGGAATCATTAGTACCTGCTAGAGCCAAAGTTTCTAGTGGATTATTAATAGAACCACATATTCTTGAAAGAAGTAAAACACAATGGAAAAAACCAAGTGGTGATGAAAATTATCATGAAACTTCTATTAAAATAAAAGATGATGTAAAAATAGGAGGAACTAATCCACAATATTCTGCGAGTTTAGATGTAGATGAAGATGTAAATTTATATGGAACTAATCCACAATATTCAGGTAGTATAAATGCAGAAAATGATTTAAATTTAGTAGCAGAAAATCAAGGATTAACTGGTGTATATTCATTTACCGATGATGGAGAACAAAAAGGATTTATGACAATAAATTCAGGTTCTACTATGGGAGGAATTGAAATAAACATTAATGCACAGATAACAGGCTCAGTACAAGGACAGTATGATTCAACGGCTTATCAACAAATTGGAATGGAAATGGATTCACTATCTGTTGCTGGATTTGGTTTATTTGGAGATGGTTCTGTTTCTATTCGTTCACGATTAGTAAATGGTAATATTATAAAAGATAGAGTTAAAGTACATTTATTAAAAGAACAATATAGTATTGATATACCAGAAAATATAGATTCAAATGATTCTTCAAAAGGAAGACAATTTGTATCAACAACACAACATAGATATAAAGTAAATATTTTACCATTTACTGGTTCTGATGGAAATGAATCATCAGACCCAACTGTAAGTGGAGATGTGGTAGCAGTTACTCCATTAAATGGATATTTCCCAACACATTATAGAAACACAGGAGATTTGACAAGTGGTATGGAAAATTCATTTTTTAATGGTTCAAAACAAACAAGTGCAACTACAATAGATGGTGGTTCACCTGTTGTTTCATTTACAACTAATCCGAATACATTAAAAGTTTCTGATAGTGGTAGAGGAAGTGGAGAACCGATTTTAGAAGTAGAATAACCGATTTTATAATTTAGTTATATTTATATATTGAATAACAACATTACAACAACAAGGAATTTAAATTATGGCTTATTTAGATAATACCGAAATCACAGTAGATGCTATTCTTACAAAGAAGGGTAGGGAGAAATTAGCAGCTGGACAAGGTTTAAACATTACCAAGTTCGCATTAGGCGATGACGAGGTAGATTATACCCTTTATGAACCAGCACATCCAAAAGGTAGTGCTTATTATGATTCGGCAATTAAAGCAATTCCGATTACTGAAGCATCACCAGATGAAACACAAGTACTAAGATATAAATTAGTAACTTTACCAAAAGGAACAACTAAAATTCCTAAAGTAGAATTTGGTATCCCTTCAATATCAGTAAACCAAGAAAGTGGACAGGTTTCACTTACACCAACAACTTCACCAAGTGGTAACACTCAGAGTGGATATACTATCATTCTTTCTAACAAGAATGCTGGTTCAATCGTTGGTACAGGATTATCAAACTCAGCAGGAACAGTACCTTCATTCCTAGGTGATGAAATTACAACAACCGCTGCAATTGAAACAGGATTAACATTTACGTTTATTCCTAATCCTAATATAACGGCAACAATTAAATCAACAATTACAGTATATGGTAACGAAACAGGTGGTTCACAAACTATTCCTGTAACAGTAACATATGTATCTAGTTAATAAGGGGAAAATAAAATGGCACAAATAAACGGACAAGCAGGAGTAAATTTATCAGCAGAATTATCGAATTATTTATCCGGTAATCAAGGTAACCTTACTTCTGAACAATTAACAGAAATCATTAACCAATACTTAAGTGGTGGTGATAAATTAGGTGCAAGTGGTGGACAAATCACCAATGGTATCTATAAGAGATTTGGAGAATTCGACCAAATTACAGGTAAAGTAGAAGTTGTTACTACTGGTCTTTGGAGTGGAGATACTGGAAGTTTAAATACTTTCTTTACTTCATCAACTCAGGCATCAGCAGCAAGTTCAAACTATTACTTAAATGTATATGATAAAAATCCATCATCTGATTCATCAGCAGCAATACAATATGCAGTTGCTTATGGACACAGAGAAGGAAAGGGTTCTATATCATTAGCAAACTCTGATTCATCTACATTAGCATCTAAAGCAACTTATGCTCAATACAAATCAATTCTTTTAGACCAAGATGATAGTAAATTTACATTCTTTTCTTCATCTGCAGCTGGAACACACGATTCCGATAGTATCTATGTAATCAATGTAGCTCGTGCCCGTTACAAAGAGAAAATGGATGCAGGAAACTGGTCATTAAAACTTAGTGGTTCTGCTGGAATCTCTACATTAATTGATGATAGTGGTAAGAAATTTGATGATACTGTTGGAAAGGCAGGAAGAGTATTTAATGTAGGTAGTGGTTCACTTAATTTAGGAACAGAAAATGCAGCAACTGTAAACTCACTTACGGCTTCAAATGGTCAAGGTTTAGGTTTATTCTATCCAGAACAAGGATTAGTTGTTCTTAACCCAACTGCTGTTCATAGTTTAATAGGAACATCAATTGATAAAAATAATGCAGATAATGCATCAGTTTCTTTGGCAGTAAATGCAGAAGCTAAAAATCATTTCTTATTACACAATGCAATTAAAGGTGGTAATGATTTTGAAGCAAGAAGAACAGAAAACGTTTCTACTTCACATTACTTCGTAAGAGCAACAAACAGAGAATATAATTATTCTAATAACCCAACATTCGTAACTGGTTCAGATAATTCTTTTGCAGAATCAACTTTTGAAAAAGACCCAAGAACATTTATTACAACAGTTGGATTATATAGTGATGCTAACGAACTTATTGCGGTGGCTAAAACATCACAACCAGTTCCAAAATCATTTGATAAGGAAGTATTAATCAAAGTAAAACTTGATTTCTAATCTATAAACTTATAATTTTAAATAACCCCACCACGAGTGGGGTTTTTTATTTCAATATATTTATATAGAGGAGAAACCTTTGTATGTTAAAAACTATACCAAAATCGAATATAAGTAAAAGAAACTTTAAGGTCTATAAAGAATGGTCTTTAAGTAATTCTGATTATGCTGTTGTATCTGCTTCAAATAGTTATGGAAGTGATAATTATTCTCTTTGGAATTCCATAAATTCTAAATTTTATAATTCAGATGCAACTGCCATTACTTTATTTGGTAGAGTTTCTGATTTATCTAATCTTGGTGCAGAAAGAAAGATATCTAATACTATTTATACCATTGCAGTTCCTCAAGAATTATATGGTGAAGCTATAAAATCTAAATCAGTTCAAATAGTAAATCACGATAATGATAGTATTTATAGTGATGATGGTAGTGGTAATATATTTTCAAGTGTTCCTGAATATACTCTTACAAGTATTGATTTTGAATTAGGTCAAATTACTATAAGTGATAACGATGGTGAGGTATTTACTGGAACAATACACCCTAGTTCTCCAACCGATTTAGAATCAGGTGAAATGACAGTAACCTTTGGTACAGATACAGATGTAGTAAATATAGTTTCATTTGATTTACAAGCAGGATTAATGAAAGTATCTGAAGTATTAGATTTCGATGGACTATCAATCGATGCTTCTCAATTTGGTAATATTTTCTATGAAGATGGTTTGATAGTTTTAACTGAATTAATTACAAGTTATTCATTAGAATATAGAAGTACTAAAACAATTTACGAAACAGAAGTTTTAGTAAGTTCTAAGGCTGGTGAATTTAACACTTCACAAAGTCCATCTGCTGTAGATGTTGTATTAACAAACTCATATGATTTTACAACAACAGCTATACCAAATGTTAAACCAGCGGAAACTGTTAAGATTAAAGAGGTAGGGGATATAAAATTAAAATCATCAATAACAGGTTCACATCTACCATCAGTAAGTGGTAGTTGGGATGATTATCATACATCTGCATCAATAGACCCAACTGGTTCTTATTTAGCACCATTTATTACAACAATTGGTTTATATGATGATGATAATAATATGATTGCGGTTGCTAAATTACCTAAACCAATAAAGAATTTACCAGATTATGATATGAACTTTATTGTTCGTTTCGATACTTAATCTATATTTATATAATAACAAGGAGATACTAATATGGCATCAATACAAGATTTATACAACAAGTCCGAATTCGCAAAACTTGCGGACAAAGGAAAAGATAAAACACCGATATCTGCTGATAATCAAAACAAATTACACAAAGATAATAAGGCACTTGCACAAGCAAGAGGTGGTAAATTGAATCTGAAAAAGTACTCAGATACAATAAAATAACTTAAATCAATTAATTTTGAGTTTACTTCTAAATCACTCTGAAAAATGGGCATTTATTCATGTCCCTAAAACCGGAGGAACATCAATTAACAAAGTATTACTAACTAAGGAATCTGTGGAAATATATACTTCACATGATTCTATACGTGCAGTTCCAGATAATGAATATTTTATATTTACAATAGTAAGGAATCCTTTTACACGATTGATGTCTGCATGGCAACATGGAGTTAGAAAAGGTATTTATTCAAGTAATTTTCGTGAGTTTACTGAAACAATAAATCAAAACGATACATGGATTATACCTCAAAGTTATTATATTAACGAAGGAAAAACAAATACTAAAGAAGTATCTTTTATAGGAAGATATGAAAACTTATTAGAAGATACCGCTGTGTTATTTAAAAAACTTAATTATAAAGAAAAGTTACCACATCTAAATAATAATCCAATACACAACAATCATCCAAACTTAAACCAGGAAAAATATTACAAATATTATTATTCTGAAGAGTGGATGAAGGAGTGGGTGAGAGAGAGGTATTATAATGATTTCAAGATTTTTAACTATGGGATGGAATTTTAACGGAAGACCAATAACAGAAATATCAGATATGCCCGAGGGGACTATCGGATTTATATACAAGATTACAAATGGCCAAACTGGTCAATATTATATAGGAAAAAAATCCTTATATTCACATAGAACTTTACCACCATTAAAAGGTTACAAAAGAAAAAGAAAGGTGATAAAAGAATCTAAGTGGCAAGATTATCGTTCATCAAATGCCTCAGTACAATTATGGTTTCATTCGAACACTTTATCTATGGAACAAGAACCTAGAGGAGAAATAAATGATAGATTAGAACTAAGGATACTTAGATTTTGTAAAACTAAGAAGGCATTAACATATTATGAGTTACAGGAACAGTTTTCTCATAACGTACTTGCTGATAAATTATCTCTAAATGATAACCTATTAGGAAAGTTTTTTAGAAAAGACTTGGAAATTACGGAATAATTTCGTATATTTGTATTGTTAAAAGTGTAATTATGCTCTCACATCACGAGAAACAAGAAGTTATTAATATATTAAATGATGTTTTGGGGCCTGGTACATCTATGAAAAATGATGAACAGGCACACTATTGTCCATTTTGTCATCATCACAAGAAAAAGTTACAAGTTAACTTAAAAACACAATATTGGCATTGTTGGGTTTGTGATGCAAAAGGAAGAAAAATACAAAGATTACTTAAGAGACTTCATGTAGATTCTCGTAAATTAAAGAAATTGTACGAAATCTATGGAGATGATTATGTAGTTTATAGTAAAGATACTGAAGATGAAAAGGTAGAGTTACGATTACCAAGTGAATTTAAATCATTACTAAAAGTACCAAAGGGTAAAATAAATCCTGTGTACAGAAAGGCTCTTAAGTATGCTGAAGATAGAGGTATTACTAAAGAAGATATTACTAAATATAATATTGGGTATTGTGATGGTGGTATGTATTCTAATAGGATTATTATTCCTTCCTATGATTTGGATAATAGACTCAATTACTTCATCGCGAGGTCTGTACATTCTGAGGAAAAGTTTAAATACAAAAATCCACCAGTTTCAAAAAATGTTATAATGTTTGAAAATCAAATAAATTGGAATGAGCCAATTACCTTAGTAGAGGGTGTATTTGATGCAATGGCAGTTAAAAGAAATTCTATTCCTATATTGGGTAAGTTTGTTCCTAAAAAATTAAATGATGCTATATTTAAAAATGGAGTATCTTCTATAAACATCTTATTAGATGAAGATGCTCAAGAACAAGCGTTACGTTATACTATGCAATTCCAAAATCAAGGAATCACTACAAAAAATATTAAACCCACAGATAAAGATGCATCTGAAATGGGGTTCACAGAAGTAAATAATAAATTAAAAGAATCTAAGAAAACAGGATTCGGTGATATTATATCACAAAAGTTAAAAGGTTTATGATAATAAATAAGGTTTACCATTTGGCAGATTTACATATTAGAAATCTCCAAAGGCACAAGGAATACAGATTAGTATTCAAAAAATTCTTAAAACAAGTTAAACAAGACAATATAGAGGATTCTCTAATCTATATTGCTGGTGATATTGCTCACGCAAAAACTGAGATGTCACCAGAACTCGTACACGAAATAAGTTGGTTTCTTACAGAGTGTGCTAAGTTAAGAGAAACTGTATTAATCACAGGTAACCATGATTGTAACTTAAATAATTCACACAGACTCGATGTACTCACACCTATTATCCAAAATCTTGGAAACGATAGAATTCATTATCTTCGTGATACTGGTGTTTACAATATCCACAATCTTACTTTTGTTGTCTATTCTATATTGGATAACAAGGAGAATTGGCCTAAAGGAAATACCATTGATGGAGAAAATACAATCTGTCTTTTTCATGGACCGGTAAACAAAGCTCAAACAGATATCGGCTATACCGTTTCTTCAAACTCATTTCAAGTAGATATGTTTGATGGATTCGATATGGCCATGTTGGGTGATATTCACAAAAGACAAACTTTTGGTGAAGGGTATGAACATATTGCATATGCTGGTTCTATGGTTCAACAGAATCATGGTGAGTTACTAGAAAATCATGGATATCTACTTTGGGATATTCCTACAAGAACTTTTACAGAACATCATCTACATAATGATTATGGATTTCTAACAGTAGATGTAGTTGATGGTAAGATACCTCAATGGGTATATGATGAAGTTGGTACTAAACTTCCAAAGTATCCAAGATTAAGATTACGATTTACAAAGACAGAAGCTTCTGATATGAAAAGAAGAATAACTGAACTAAAGAAGTTATTCAAAGTTGCTGAAGTTACTGTAACTAGAACCGATACAATCGGACAATTAAAAACAAATCAAAAGGTAAACAAAAATATAGTTGGTGATGTTAAAAATGAAACATTCCAAAACCAACTCATAAGAGATTACTTAGAAAGACAATATCTTTTAGAAGATGATGAATTAGATAGGATAGCAGAAATAAACTCAGAATTGAATTCACATATAGATGAATCTGGTCAAATGGGTAATATATTATGGACACCGAAAGAGTTTCAGTTTTCTAATATGTTCTCGTATGGTGAGGATAATAAAGTAAGGTTTGATAAAGCACAAGGTATCGTTGGTATCTTTGCTCCTAATGCTTCAGGTAAATCCTCCCTCTTCGATGCATTATCATTTTGTATCTACGATAAGACTTCTCGTACAAACATCTCTAAAAACATCATTAATAACCGTAAGACAAACTTCTATTGTAAGTTCAACTTCGAGATAGATGGTATTAACTACTATATTGAAAGAAGAGCCAAATATGTTAGAAAAGCAACATCAGTAAAAGTAGATGTAGATTTTTGGAGAGATAACAATGGAGTTATAGAATCACTTAATGGTGAACAACGAAAAGATACAAACAAAGAGATTGAAAAGTACTTAGGTAAGTTCGAGGATTTCGTTCTAACTGCACTATCCCTACAAGGAAACAATGCACTCTTTATAGATAAATCACAATCAGAAAGAAAAGAAATACTTTCTCAATTCATTGGTGTAAACATCTTTGATAAACTATATCAGAAGGCAGCTGATGAGAATAGAGATAATGCAACACTTATCAGAAAATTCAAGTCCGATGATTTTACGACAAAATTGGCGGAAATCGACACTGATTTAAAATCAAATAAAAACGAGTACAAACTTTATGAGATGAACCAAAAAGCTCTTCGAGATGAAGAAGAAGTTTTAAATAAAAAGATTATATCTCTAAATGAAAAGATTGTAAAGTTAAATGCAGATAGTGGAGTATCTATTGAAGAACTTGAAAAACGATTAAAATTAC